TGTCTATTAGTAAGAATATAGAGTTTTATAACTAGTTTAAAAATAACGATACAATCAATTTAATGGATCAATTAGTTCTAAAACAAGGTGAATCATTAGTAGAAATTGAGAGAAAAGGTGGTAAAATATTAAGTGAAAATAAATTTTTTAGTGATCTATGTAGCTTGATGAAGAATGTAGAGTTCCTTAAATTCTATGATGAATATCTTAAAGATTGGAGTGACATTCAATGTATGATTTTTTATATGAAGCTGTATACTACAGTAGACTATGAGTATAGTCATAGATTTAATAATAATAAGATAAGTGACGAAGCTATGACTTATACTATAAAACAGATTATGGAGAATCGTGATACAAGAAGATTCGCTTTTGATTTATTTAAAGATTTCAAAGATATTTCTCATAAGAATACAGGATCATTTCGTACTCTTCTTAATTTTGATAATAAAGAGTTCAAAAAGAAAAAGAAAAAAATGAGAAAAATAAAACAGTTAGAAGAAGAAATATTACAAGTTGAAGATACAGAATCATAAAAAAAATTTATAATATATTTTTTATGATTTTAATTACATGAATTCTTTCCAAAAATCTTTTTTAAATAATCCAATTACCTTATAATTGTATTTATGTGCTTGATATTTTACATATTTCATTAATTCAATAAATTCTTTATTATTCATTGCTTTTGCGATATTATCTAGGTTCTCTTTATCATCTGTAATAGCATAACTAAACTGTGTTAATCCATATTCACCTTCTTTATCTACTATTGGATATGTTCCTCCTCCATTACTCCATATAACTTTTACAACACCAAAATGTCCTAAGTTTTTTGAGCTATAAACACACTTCATACCATCTTTTATAGTGATACTATAACAACAAGGATATGTATAATCACCTTCTTTAGTTTCAGAAGTGTGTGGTTTTCTTGTTTCATACATAGTCCAGTCGTGTATAACATTAACTTTTTCCTCACCATCTTTAGCTAATAACTTGTTGTATAATTTAAATCCTCCACTAGGAATAAACGACCATTTTGATAAGTCAACATTACATTTTTGTTCATTCATATCAATAATCTCTACAGATTGTTTTTTATCATTATTTTGAACTAGATAATAGTCAAAATTAGTACCAACACCGAAAACTTTTTGTCCTTCTTTAAAATTATTCATATTAAGATATATTAAATTTTTACTAGATATCTTATCATACACGTTTCTGAAACTACCTGTTGGTGATCTCCAACCAGAAGGATGAACGAATAGTAAGTATCCATCTTCATTCAATTCATCTATAGATTTTATAGTAAATGCAGGCCATATAGCATGTGTTTTTTTCTTTCCAACTTTAATTTGATAAGGTGGATTACCTATAATAGCATCAAAACCGACACACCCATTCCAATGTTCTGTTGTTTTTGTAATGTCTAGTTTTAAAGTATCACCTTCATTATAATTTAATTTATAACCTTTATTACTAGGATCAAATATAATATTTTTGCATATAAATAAATTAGTACTATTTATATCGCTAAAATATAAACACTCTTCAATAATTACACGTCGTCTTTCATCTTTATCTGGTATAAGATCTTTAAGACCATTCATAAATTTATCAATAATGTCAACACAAAATCCACCTTTTCCTACACATGGTTCAAAAACCTTTTTTGGTGATTTCCAAAATTCAGAAGGTATTGTGTTTAACATTTTTTGTCTTAAATCATAGGGAGTAGAAACCTCAGCATTGTTTTTAACTTCTAATTCCTGTGGAATTAGGTATTCATCAATCAATCTAGATATTTGTTGTAAATTCAATCTATTTTTAAGGATGATTTCTTTCATTGATCTTATTAGTTGTTCGGTTTTTTTATCATCTTTCATATGTTTAATATATATATTGAAGAAATCTTTAAGTTTGTTTATATCAATAGAATCACCCCACCAACTTATAATTTGTTCTATAAAGATACTGTATACCTCTTCATTGTTCTGAATGAAATTAGCCATTTCTATAAATGATGTTCCTTTATCCCGAATAGATAAGAAACACATGAGTGGAGATATATGTCTTAGTATGTATCCCGGACTAACTTTTTCTTGAATAATTTCTTCTGGTTCACTAGATGTATGTGATTCACTAGAAGTTTCAGATTTGTCTTCCATAGATAATTCTGTTTTTTCAATACCTTTTTGAATAGTTTCCGTTGTATCTTCTGGTACAACGTCGCGGCTACTACTGTTTTTCTTTCTAGATGTTGCAGTGAACATATCATTAAACAACGATTGTTCTTCATGTGTTAATAGTAATTCTTTAAAATTCAGACGATTTAATAAATTGTTCAGTGCTTTTTTGACATCAGATGTATATATTTCATACATATTGTCACATAAAGAATCAATCATGGAATTATCATTACCAAAATTTGGCATCCAATGATCACCATTTAAATTAATTAACCGTTCTTGAAGAATGAATTTTGTAGCTTCACTAGGATGACATTCAGGTTTAACTATAGAAGCATAATTAACTGAAGTTTCAATAGCTCTTTGAATATCCAGATCAACAACAAAACCACATGTTTTATTTTTTCCCTCTGTCATAGAGCGAAACATCATTTGATAGATCATATCAAATCCTTTACTGTTATTTAACAGTAATACAATATCACAATTTTCAATTGATACTCCTAATCCACATTTTGTACCACTCAATACTAACACACCCTTTTTACCGCTATTTCTAGCTTTATTACGAGCATTTTCTATATCTTTTTTTCCTTTTCCATCATCATTAATTGAGATAATATCATAATCTTTACACACTTTATGTTTTTTAAGTAATTTAATTGTAGCTTTTGATAGTTTTGATAAATACCCCTTACCTTTATCTGTATACACAGGTAAGAAAGTCATTATTATCATAGGTTCATTATGAAAGTCGCCTTCACCTATAAATCTACTACCTGCTCTTTGACATATTTGTTGTATGCGTTTCATAAATACAATATTATCTGGAAACTCTTTATCAGGAACACCAAACGTATTAGTTTTACCAAAAATGGTGTACCATAATTTAAGGGTTTCCTCCTCATTTTGAAATTGTGATGTAAATCCATATTGATTCTTATCACTTTCTAGAGTTAACTGTTTAAGAAGGAAACATGCTTCCGGAGACCATCCATAATTATTATCTTTCGTTGCAGCAATTATCTCAGACAAAACATCTTGTTTAATTTCATGAGTTAGACACCATAGCTCAGGATATTTTGAATATTCTTGTATTATATTATCCAAAGAGTATTTTGATATCATGAGTTTAATATCATCACCATGCTTTTCAATCAATCTATTAATATTTTTTATTTCTCCAATGTCTTTACATAATTTTACGTCTTCTAAATCCCACAATACCCAATTCTCTTTTGGAATATTAAAGTCATTGGCTGGCTTACTATATGTAGCAGTAATCTGAACAGTAAAAGCATTTTTACCATAACAATTTAAGGTTTTCTTAGCTAATTCTGTAGTGCCTCCATTATGACTTTCATCAATAAATCTTATATCAAATTGTATCTTTTTCAACCATCTGATAGAAACCGTTGTCTCTTCACCATTATCAATTTTTTTTTGCAAGAATTGTTTAGAACATAAAATGATATTTTTGTTAGCTAATTCAGGTTTCTTATTTTTACCATTTAGTACAACAATGTTAAAATCATTTAATTGAATACAATCAAATACTTTTCGTTGTTGTTCTATTGTTTCATTGGGTGCTGTAGTAATAATTAAGTAATTACACATGTTTTTATTTTTACTATGTTCTATAATAGTTCCTCCAATAATGTAACTTTTACCACTTCTTTGGATATGTCCCCATAAGATTTTCATGATTCCATCATTTTTAAGTCTAAGACTTTTTCGGACACCAAGTAGTTGATGCATCTTTAAACACAACGTAGTCTTATTTGAGTTAATAATTTTATCCAATGATTTATTTCCGAAATTCATTTTGAACTGATGATAAGCTTGATTTAAGTCATTCCAATCAATGACAATCGTATCTTCCTTTTCAAGAGCATCTAACAAGGTTTTATTAGATTTTTCAATACGATTTTTCATATCTCTAAAAGTATCACAATCTCTGATACAAATACATAATGACATAGTATAACCATCATATTGTTTAAAATTGTATTCAATCGCCTCAATTTCTAATTTACCTACTTGTGTTTTATTCAAGTTTTTTGATGTAGTAAGTAACAAGTGTTTGTCATTTTCTTTACAAATACCAGTTAAATCACTTTTATCACTTTTATCTTTTAATTTTATAATTTTACTTCCATCATAGAATATATCTTTTATGCTTGTATGTTTTGTAATTGTTTTAAGATTAAAATTTCCTTTACAAATATCATAAGCTTTTAGTTTATCTATTAACCCAAGTCCCGCGAATAGTCTCAATAAAGACTCTTGTTTATCTTTACCATCCCAGCGGTGGTTTAACCACTCTATTATATCATCTCCATCATAATTTTGGAGAAATTCGTATAGGTCTGTAAAAGTCTGCATGCTTATTAAAACTAGTTCTTATTGTTATAAATTCAATATTACGTAAAATCAATTTTCTGAATAAATAGTTTAATTAATCATGTCAAAAGCTTATAAAATGTAAATAAATTTTATACTTACATTTTATAATTAATTTTACTTTTTAGTTTTAAATGTAACTTTCTTACGACGAATTCTTTTATTCCTTTTTTTCACGCGTGTTTTCTTACGACGAATTCTTTTATTTCTTTTTTTATGCGTCTTTTTCTTACGACCGCGTGATTTCCTTTTCTTTTTATTTTTTATACTCTTACGTTTACTAGATTTACGTTTTTTATTTCCCCCTCGTAACTCTCTACCATCAGGTGTAATAACTAATGTATCATCTCCAGTTAGTGCTTCTTGTTGAGGATAACTAAAACCCACACATGCTTTATATATACCATAAACTAAAACACCAACTGATACTATAGCTCCTCCTAGAGCTAATGTTTCTTGATTAGAAATTTCATTATTACATTGTGCATGCTCAGACGGCAAGTTAGGACCAGGACCAGTCTCTGTTACTTTAAATTTAGCATTATCAGCTTGTGCCCAACCAGTCCCTTTTGGTACATCACATTCTTCGTCTCCAACAAGAGCACAAATACCATTTTGTATAGCAGCTTCAGCTATACATTCCCCCAATAATGGATTCATTTCACAACTATAGTAACCACCTGGCGCCATAGCACTTTTTTTAGAATATTCTACTTCTGGTCCTTGATAAATATTTTTTCCATCTCCAGTATGATATTGTGCAGTACCACAAGCACCATCTTCAGCTCCATTTGGATCACAACAATAATCTCCATCCATAATACTAGTACACACAGCGAAGTTTTCCCAATGACCTCTTAACGGAACAATTGGTCCTGGTATAGGAGTATCACTCAATCCTTCGCATACACTACTATCAATATTACTATACATGTTTGCCGCTGCTAGTAAAGCTGTAGTAGATAATATTATAGTAGCTAATTCGCCAGGAATTTGTCTAGGAGCTTCATTGGCTACTACACCTAAAGATTTACGTATTTTAGAAAATACTGATTCAACGCTAATAACTTTTCTTCTTTCTGGTAATCTAATATCGCGTGCTTGTTCTATTGCTGCATTGGCTGCTGTTTCAGAGTCCTGTAAAATCCATTTTAACGGAGATTGTTCATATTCTTGATTTCCTACCAATCGTTTGTTTTCTTCTATAGCCTTATTTTTATTATTACCAAAGTTTCTTGTTATATATTCTTTAATAGCATCTTTAACACACTGTATAACTTGAATAATATTTTCTTTGTTATTGGATACAACTATATTATCTGATGAAGAAGATCCATTACTTCTTTTAATAAAGGCTTTTGTTAAACAAGCACCAATAAGTTGTTTAAGCTCTTCATCAATAACATTTCTAGTTGTAAAAAAATGTAAAATTTGTTCAAACCAAATCTTTAAAGGTCCATTAGGTATATTTCTAGTATTTTCATTTAATTTTTCTTTTATTTTTTCGTGTGTTTTGTCAACCGAAAGACATCTAATTTCTCTCCATCTTCTTCTACATAGAGGACAATTATAAGGATTAGATGCTAAATTACGATTACGTATATTTTGAGCATACATTCTAGCACTATTTAAGGAAATAAAATGACCACATGGTATGATTTCACATACAGCTGGCTCTGCATCAATTGGGCATTCAGGCATCCATGTTCTTAAATTAATTGTACTTGACATAATATTGTATATATTTACCAAATAAAAAAAACCTTAAATGTAAAGAGTTTATTTATTGAACACTATAGAAGTGATCCCTAATATATTTAAAGAGTGAAATTCAATATATTATATATATGTCTGAAACAGATATAATAAACATGAATAATGTTGATTTTAGTTCATTACAAAAAGATATGGACAAAATCAATGATACACTTACATTACTAACATATACTTTATACTATTTAGCTGGAGCTACTACAGTAATAGTTGGAGGAGTTTTATTTAAATTATCTACAGTATATTGCATTAAAAAGAAGAATAAAGTTGTAGAGTTATCAGAAGAATCAATATC